AGAGCCGGGTTGCCCTGAAGAAGCTGCGACATGGAATCAAGAGCTTCTTGACGCTTGGTCATGTAGCTCGGCCCCGTCGTGACGCACACATCGTATTTGCCAACGCCGGGGTTGTAAATCTTCTCAATGACAATGCCGGGGTTTTCAGGGTTAACAATCTTCTTGACCGGCTCTTGCTGTGTCGGGTCAATCTTTGCCATACCCGTTTCACCGTCGATGCCGATGATGCGGGCAATGCGTTGGGTGTCGTAGATCTTAGGGATCATATCGACAATTTGGCGGGTCGTGTAGCGGATGGCGCGGGCAAGGTTGTCAACGTAGTGATATGTGCCTGTATCGCCTTGTTTTTCGCGAGCCAGAATAGCCCGGCCTGACCGCTCATTGCTGGTCGCGCCAAGACTACTGTCGTACTGACCAGTGGTCGCTTTGATGTCGTCAGACGCGCCCGCCTTGGCCTGTATAAGCCCAACTTGCGCCATAGGAGGCGGCGAACGCTGCGGAAGCGGCAAGACAGCGCCAGCGCCGTCCGTAACGTCAGGGTTGACCTCCAGATAAGGCCAGTTATTGACGTTTGCGGTCTTCCACTGCTGCTCATAGCCTTCAAACTGGCCTCCGTAGCCGATAAACGGCGCTTTGGGGGCCAAAGCCAGCATTTCGGTCTCGGCGGACACCCAATAGTTGTACATCCGCTGGGCGTCTTTGGCGTTTCGCACCAATCCAGACACAAAAAGACGGCCATCGACCTCAAATTCGTTGCCAACAACGCGAATGACCGGAATCCATTGGCCCGCCCAGTCGTTTTCCTCCAACATTTCATAGCCGTTGGTCTTGCACCACTTGACACGCTTGCGATCTACGTTGCGGCTCTTGAGCGGAGTCAAACCAGACGCCTTGAACATGGCGTCTTCGCGGCTTCCTTCAAACGCAGTGCGGTTGTCGGGGTACAAATTAAGCTTGGCGGGCTCGTATTCAATGTAAAAGTATTCCGCAATACGGACTACATCTTCGTTGAGCCAGTTAGACAGGTTTTCGTCGCCCACGCCTTGCTGCTGGATGGACGAGACAGGCATGGCGTCGGGGAAAAGGCGCTCGTACTCAGAACGCGTAAGATCTTCTGTGATAAAACACCATTTGGCGTCAGATCCGCATGGATCTTGAATGGTGGGGTCCATGTAGACACTAAAAGAGTTGCGAATGCGCCCGATGCGGATGTCCTGATCGAACGTGTCATCGCCGTTATATTCCGTGAGCAGCCGGATGTAGCCCTCGCCATACGTTACCTGATTCTCGCAAGCAGTATCGTAAGCCACGTCTGCGTCCGACATATACTCAATATGGCGAACAATGCCATCGTAGATTTCAGCGACTTCCACGTCCGCCTTGTCATCGACAGGAATGACTTTACCGCTTGGGCGATTCTGTCTCTGATCATTCGTTACCTGTCTGACATGCTGCGGCAACTTGTTGATGGTCAGGCAAGGCCGGGCGTTGATCGTCTGCCCTTGCACCGAACCACGGGTAGCCAACACATCCGCAGGCCACTGCCATTGATTGTCAGGCGACCCGGCGAAGAACCGAAGGTCGTCCAACTCATCTTCACGGCTTTCGGAATAGGCAGCAATAGCCATCGTCAGACGGCTACGCATGGTGTCCATGACGGTAGCAGGGTCTTTCTTACGAGACCCGCCCCCGCTTGACACGCGGCCTGCCGCAGCTACCCCTGAGTAATCCATCTATTTCTTCTTTGCAGTTTTAGCTGATTCTTTGAAGGCCTTGGCAGTCGGAGCGCCCGCCGCGCCGGGCTTCTTCATCTTTTCGCCCGAGCCTTCTTTGATGCGCTCGCGCTTGGCGTTGATGTTGGCGTACAGCCCAGGTTTGGTAGCCATATCAGCATTTCCACCGTTTAAGCGCCGCTTTGGCGCGTTCACCGTCTTTGGCGTTAGCCGCTACTGCGCCCATCCTTGCGCAGAACGAAGCCTTGCGGCCCTTGTCTGCCTCAGTCTTAGGGCTAGGAGCGGGCGCTTTCAAGTTAGAGCCCGTTTCCCGGTTGTACTTTTCACGCCCTTTGGCCGTCAGACCAGCACCTTTGCTGACGGGTAGTTTTTCCCCGCGTCCAACCGATAAAGAAACGGACTTAGCCATGTCACTTGCCCTTTGATGGCTTTGCTGCGGCTCGCTTGACCGAATAGGCAATGGCAACCGCCTGTTTGGGCGGTTTACCAGCTTTTACCTCTGCCACCACGTTGGCCTTGAACGCCTTGGGCGACGCAGATTTTTTAAGGGGCATGTTACTGTCCGTGGATGATGGCGTAGTTGATCACGATGGCTTCAGACAGCGAACCGCCCGTGATGTTACGCACGGTGATGGTGGCCGATCCAGTAGCCAGACCGCTGACCCACACGTTGTACGAACCAGCGGTGCCACCATACACATTCAGCACCAGCACGTCTTTGACGCCAATTAGCGAGTTGGTCAGAGTAAACGTCACGTTGGTGGTGCCCGCCAACGCCGCGTTGTTCATGGTGATCTGACCGCAAGACTTGTCCAGGGTCACGCCGGTAGACTTGCTGGTGAGCTGCGTGACCGCGCCCTGCGCGTCGGTCGAATAGCCAAGCTGACCGCCAGCCAAGACAAAATCCGAACCAATGATGTTCTGGTCTTCAAAAGCAACGCCGATTGATTTGGTGCTGGTGGACATGGTTACGATCCCATCCATGAGGTTGTAATTCCGCCCGCAGAGTACCCCCTTCTTGGCCCACGGTCAACGTACTCCCGGTGCGCCACTGGGAACGCGAACGTGACAGCGATGGCGTCCGCCGCGTCAGGCGACGCTAACCCCCGCGCCTTCATGTCTTTTTTGCTTTCCAAGAAGATCGTACCCTTGCTGTCCGGCTTCATCATGGGGCCGATCAGGTCGCTCTTGAGGTAGCGGTCCTTAGGCAGGCTGGCCGTCTTGAGCCACGTCCGCAGCTCGCCCCACATCTCCGCTCGTTTGTTGCCCCACATGAGCGGGTTCTTGCTCTTGGACCCGAAGTTGACGCCCCTGATCTTGTACCGTTGCTCTTTGAGCCGGTCCACGACGCCCGCGCCCAGCCCGCCCTCGTCCACCACGACCAGCGCAGGCTTGTACTCTTCGATAGCCTCGATCACGCGCCCCACGACCTCCATCGTGTCGTCGCCCCGGTACTTCTTGATAGCGATGATGTCCCGGCCTTGCCGCACGGCAATGACCGTCGAGTCCGCTCCAAACCGCGCTGGGTCCACGCCGATGACGATGGGTGCCGACTGATCCTTCCACTTGACGCGGTCCATCGCCTCGTCAACCAGGTGGCTGCCGATGAACTGGTCGTCCGACGCACTGGGAAACTGCCCGTAGACCTCGACGTAGGCTTGGTTGCTGTCCGCCCCGTACTCGTCGATGATCTGCTGATACACCGCCTTGTCGGTCCCCTCGACCGACCGGGCGTCCACAATCTTGTTGCGCCAGAAGTCCCGCTTGCCGTTGAAGCACTCGTAGAAGTACCCGCTGTTGCGCCGTGGGTTGCTGAACGCCATCCAGAACCTGTTGGGCGTGTTCTCCGTAAAGAACCCCGCCGCCACCGACCAGATGCTGTCCTCGATGCCGCTGGCCTCATCAAACACCAGCATCACACCCTGGAAGTTGTGCACCCCCGCGTAGGCGTCGGGATTCTCCGCGCTCCACAGCCGCCCTTCCGCGCCCCAATAGCGCGTGCCCATCTTCAGATCCTTTTCCACGATCTCCGTTAGCCACTTGGCCGGAGCGACGCGGGTGGCGCTGATCTCAAACCAGTGGCTGTTCAAGCTCATGGACAGCCACTTGGTTATCTCCGCCCACGTTACCGACCTGAGCTGCGCTTCCGAGTTGGCCGACACGATGGTCGTGGACCCGATGCGCGTCGATAGCATCCAGATCACCAACCACGACACCAGCGCCGACTTGCCAATGCCGCGCCCCGAGCTGGTCGCCATCCGCAGCGTGTCGAAATCAATCTTGCCGTTGTTCTGCGCTATGTGCTCCGCCAGTTCCGCCAGCACCTCGCGCTGCCAACGGCGCGGGCCAGCAAAGTCCTCAAGAGGCGTCCCCTTCTGCCCCCACGGAAACGCGTACAGGACAAACTTTAACGGATCGTTCTTCAGCGCGGGCGTCCACAACCGCGACATTAGCTCCATCTCGTCCTGAGCCGAATAGATTGGTGCTTGCACGGTCCATGTCCTCTAACTGTTCCACGACAGTAAACGCCCCCTCCAGCACCCGCTGCTGGGCCATCTCTAAGGCGTGCTTGACCGATATGGTCTGATCTATGTTGATGTCCAACGCCGTCTTGGCCGTCCACCCATGCGCGTGCTTCAAGATCTCCAACGCCGCCTTGGCGTCGCCCGCCCGCGCCGCGTTATGCAATATACCAGAAATCTCCATTTCGCCGTCAGCGCGCCCCTTCTGTTCCGCCATCTCCGTCAGCGGGTCGAACTCGCAGAGCTGCCGATACTCGGACGGACGCATTCCAGCAGCCAGCGCCAGCGTGTCGCCCTTCAAGCCATTACGCGCTGCCCAATAGATTGCGTCAAGCCGCGCCTCAGTTGCCTGAAGCTTGCGCGTGTCGTGTGGAAGCGTGTGCCATGTCATGTAAGACATTTTATATTTAAAAAAAATTGTTTGCAATCCCTCCGTGACCGTGACCGGGCGGCGCAAGGCCCTGCCCCCCCCTCGATTTTCCTAGGCTTTTATCCCTAGGGCAGGGCAGGGCAGGGCAGGGCAGGGCAGGGCAGGGCAGGGCAGGGCAGGGCAGGGCAGGGCAGGGCAGGCGATAGGGCTTGGGGCTTGGGTCTTTTAGGCTAGTAGCAAGCCGGTCGCATGGCGTCATTGCATCGCCAGCTGGCGTCATGGCCTTGGGCCTTTTGGGCTATGGGCAAGCGGTAGCCCAATGTGCCTAATGAGCCCATGTGATGCGCCTGGGTGCGCGGGTGCGATGGGGCTTGTTTGGCCATTTAGGCAGATAGTCTTTTGAATTTCAGTCGCACCCAAAACGGGAAACGTCGCGGGTCAAGTCACGGCCTACAATTCTATTCTACAGTATATATATGTATAATTATAAAGTTCATTAATTCATATATCCAATCTAGTCTAAATAGCCAAAAGCCTTGCAATCCTTGGCAATGCGCGCGCCTAATCACTAGCCTAACAGGCTACCAAAAACGCGCCCAAAAACTTTTTTTGCTAATTTGCAAGAAAAAGCTTTACGAGCCTAAATGACGAGAGTAGGGTTAGTCATCGAAACGGAGCAAGAAAATGACAAAGCTGCTTAACGCCTTCCAGACCACCCCCACTCTTGCCAACGCGCGCAAGATCGCCATGTACGATCGCAAGCACATGATGGCGGCCGCGCTGCTTGAACCCGCGCAACACGCCATCTTGTCCGCCGCGCTGGCGATGGTCATCGACGCTGACCTAGCTGCCCGCCGCGCTGCTTGACGCTCTAAGCGCCGCCCACGGGCGGCGTCATAGAGCGCCAATCAGAGCGCCAACACGGAGACCGAACATGCACTACGCTCATGACCACCTGCTTGATTTGGCAAAAGCCGAATTTGACGCGCGCGATAACCTCGCCGACATCTTCGTGACCATCGCGGAAATCGCGCCAGACCGCGCGCAAGACCTGGTCAGCTTCTACATTCGCAAAAAGCTGGTGAAGCTGGACCGTTCAATGCGCCGCTACAACGTCAAACACGGCGCGTATCTGGACCGCGATTTCATCGAACATTATGCCGCCTACGGCGCGTTCTAAGAAAGGGTAAGACAATGCTTTACATTTATGGTGACGTGACCGAAACCAAAATCGAGCGCGCAGTGGAGCAGGCGTTCGACCGCGCAGACGCACAACTGATGCGCGGCGAGCTTACGCAAGACCAGTACGATGATCTGTCAGACCAAATCGGAAATGACGCCAACAGGCTCTATCAGCAGTTCATCACGCCATTCGCGCATTTTGCCGGTGTGCGCCGCTAACAGGTCGAAACGGGCAAGCTTGCCCGTCACGGCGTAACGCGCCGTCTGATGAGATCAAACAAGGATCGAACAACATGAACAACACATACAACGGCTGGACCAATTACGCCACATGGCGCGTCAATCTCGAAATGTTCGATGGGCAAAGCCCGCGCGACATTATGGGGCGCACGCCGCATGACTTCTACGAACTCGCCGATGCGCTGCAAAGCCAAGCTTATGAGCTCATCGAAATGGACGGCAAAGGCCTTGCGCTTGATTATGCGCTTGCGTTCCTCAGTGACGTCAACTGGCAAGAAATCGCCAAGCATCAAATGGCGGACTACGCCGACGATGAAACCGAAACCGACGAAGTGGAGGCGTGAACATGACCGCAAACACAAAAACCATCGACAATTGCATTTTCTGGCAAGAGCACGTCCGCGACACAACACGCGACCCGGTCCAACGCGCTCGCTGCAATGCTGCAATTGAGAAGCTCATGAGCGAGCGGCGCGAACTGGTCCGCTACCATGAGGAACGCGCCCTAGACGCTGGCGCCCGTGACCAGCGCAATTGGTACGCAACCGACGCCGAGTTGCGCTAGTGCGCGTGACACCCATACGCCCCATCGCCCCCACGGCGCGCAACCCTGCGCGTCGCCCCCCGCACCCCCCGCAACGGAACCTCAGCAATGATAGCGATCATCGAACTGACCCTGACCCTCGCCGCAATGGCGTTTATCGGCGCCCTGATGGCGCTGGCGTTCATATAGATCTGGAGGTCTGACCCATGACTGACCCTAATGAGCCCGAAATTATTACGTTTATGTATGGCGCGCTAAGTGACCTAATTCGAATTGAAGAGGTTATCGACACGGTTGACATTGAGGAACGCGAACTTGTGCGGGCGCAATTGAACACCGCCCGCGCCGCCGTTGAAGAAATGTTCGATCTCTTGGAATACTTACTTACTTTTCCTTCTCAACCCGCGACAAAGGACGCTTGACCATGGCAAAGCGCAAGAAATCCATCGCCGACCCGCACGCCGACCAAAAGCCCTATCCGCACCTTGCCGGGCTGAATTGTTACAGGCGCGCGCCCGACCCCGACCGCCACGCCTACGGCCAGGCCGTCCTGAGCGCCATCCGCGCCCTACAGGCCCGCGAGCTTGCCCGCGAGCTACCATCGCACCCGTGCCCCTGCGCCTCCGGCGTCTGGGCGAGCGACGGGCAGGAGATCCTGCGCGCGGTGCGCGCTCAGAACAAGAGGGCGTGATGCGCGTCTTGATCGCCTGCGAATATTCCGGCGTAGTCCGCCGGGCGTTCGCCGCGCGCGGGCACGACGCCTGGTCATGCGACCTGCTACCGTCTGAAGATCACGCGAACCAGCACATCATAGGTGACGCGCGCGACCTGCTAGGCGATGGTTGGGATTTGCTCATGGTCGCGCACCCGCCATGCACTAGGCTTTGCAACAGTGGCGTGCGTTGGCTATCGCGTCCACCCAAGGGCAAGACGCTGGCGCAAATGTGGGCGGATCTAGACGAAGCGGCGGACCTATTCTCCGCATTCTGGAACGCCCCGATTGATCGTGTGGCCGTTGAGAACCCGATCATGCACCGCCACGCCCGCGAACGCATTCGAAACTTTGCGCCCGCATCGCAACAGCTTCAACCTTGGCAATTCGGGCATGGCGAAACCAAAGCAACCTGCTTGTGGCTCAAAAATCTTGCGCCCTTGCACCCGACTAATATTGTGGACGGGCGCACCCAACGCGTCCACCGCATGTCGCCCGGCCCGAACCGCTGGCGCGAACGCAGCAGAACGTTCCAAGGCATCGCCGACGCGATGGCCGACCAATGGGGGAAACTATGATCACCACCACCGTACACGACGACGCGACGCGCACCGTGAGCTATTACGGGCGCTTGCTGGGCCACTACGGCCCCGTGCGCTACAAACGCACCCACGCCCGCGCATGGCGCTGCGTGACCGTCCTGGGCGCGCTGGGCTACGCTCGCAACGAGGCGGACGCGCGCGCCTGGCTCATGGAGATGGTCCCATGAGCGTCGATTACTTCCTCGCCCTGTCGGACCACTACAAACAAGTCCGCGCGCGTCTCAACGGCGGTCCACCCCGCCGCCCGGCCGCCATTGCGCCGCCCCCGCCGGAACCGGAACCGGAGCCCGAACCGCCCGCGCCTGCGCTGCCCCCGGCGTCCTTCCAATATACCATGTCAGCCGCCAGGCGCATTGCGCAGGCCGCGCTCGTGCCCCACGGCATGACCTGGACCGACGCCATGGGTCCAAGCCGCACCCTGCCTTACACACGCGCTAGGGCGGACGTGTACAAGGCCCTACGCAAGCATGGATGGTCGCTGAAAAAAATCGCGATCTACTGCAACCGCGACCACACGACCATCATGAACGCCCTACACCCAAAAAAGGAAACCAAATGAGCATTACAGACCAGATCCTGAACGAGCGCGAACAGACCCACGGGCTATTCCGCGAAGTCGCGGGCTACTCGCAGGCCATCAAGAACGTCATGCGGACGTCGCGCAATTGGAACCGATTGGACGTCGCCCAAGCGCAGGCGCTGGAAGTCGTCGCCGACAAGGTCGCGCGCATCCTCTGCGGCGATCCTAGCTTTCTGGACCACTGGCAGGACGGCGCGGGCTACTTCGAACTGGTGGTGCGCGACCTAGCGCAGGCGCAGGCGCCCGTCACCATGCCCCGCGCTACCATGCCGGAGCTAGCAGGCGATGAGCCGCTGGACGCGCCAGCGTTCCTGACGGAGGAGCGGAAATGATCGACATTAACAAAAAGTATCGCACCCGCGATGGCCGCGAGGTCCGCATCTATGCGACGGATAAGGGGTGTGGCGTTGCATCGGTTCATGGTGCAATTAAATGCCAAAGTAATGTTTGGCATGTCTATAGTTGGTCTGAAGATGGTATCTCTATTTTTGGTCAAATAACAGACAAAGACCTCATCGAAGTCCGCCCCCGCCACAAGCGGACGGTGTGGTTGAATATCTACGGCTCTGGCATTGTTCCAGAAGCTTGTAGCGCAAAGGAACGCGCTGATTTTTACGCCGGTTGCAACCGCATCGCCTGCATCAAGGTCGAGTTGGATTTTGAAGAGGGAGAAGGTCTGTGATCCTTCAGCTGAACCCCACCATCCCCCTCACCACGCCGCTGGGGCGGGCGCTGTGCCACTTCCTGATCGACAACGGCGACGAACACCACCTGTTATGGGTCTGCATCCAAGACGACACGGGCGAGATCTGGGTCTGGCCTAACCCTGACGTGCGCGGGCGCAACAACCCGACGTTGGGGCGCAAGCTGACCGCAGAATAATCCTTTACACCATCGCGCTGACGTGCGATGGTCCACCGTCAACAAGGGGAGCCTGACATGTTTAAGATTGGCATTAACGAACACGACGCGGTCGCTTACGTGAAGATCCAGATTGCGGCCAAGGCAATCCATGAAGCGGCGTTGCTGGCGTACTACTGCGAAGGCCGCAAGAAACAGACGTTTCATGATGAGATGGAGCGCGAGATTGAGGATCTGCTGTGCTTGTTGGGCGTTGACGACCGCGCAACCGCCTGCGCCATCAACGATACCGTTGAGACGCTGGAGTACCGTATAGAGAACTTACGTGCTAACATGCGCGTGATTGAAGATCTGCCCCCACGCGAGATTGAAGATGCGTGGGCCGCTGCAACACACGCGCTGCGCGAAGATGATGAACATGCGGCGCTTGCCGCTAAACAGATCCGGTGATGAACCGGATCGTCGGGGCACCCGCCCCGGCGCGTCAGACAGGCGTCTGACGGCCTAGTCCTAGTGTTTGTTCGACACGCTTACTTGCCCCCGGTCGCTCACGCAACCGGGGGTCTTTCGTTCAGGGCTTCTTGCCGGGGAAATCGCGCACGTTACTCTCCGCGCTGGCGACAGGCTCTAGCAGGTTTCGCAGATAACTTTTGGTCTGCGTCCGCGCTAGATCAGGCGCGGCGTAGATGTGGCGCTTGCTGGAATGCTCGAACGATCCAATGCGCCCCATATCCACCCATCCGGCCTCCTTGAGGGCGTGCAGGAGCGCCGCCTGCGGGATCTTGACGCCGCCAGGCGCGTTGACCGTCAAGAACTGGCACAACTTGAAGAATGGCGCGGCGACGACGCCTTTGGCGAACTCGCCGGTTTTGGAACGGATCTGGTCCACGATGTACGACTCGGCGATGCTCATGCCGTTCTCGATCAGGTTTTCCTTGAACTCGGTCCACATGGGCGGCGCTGCCGGGTTGAACTTGGACACGTCGCGATCCATTAACCACCGGGCGATGGTCTCGAACCCTCCCGCCCGATACCAGCGCCACAGGTTCTGCGCTGCGCCAGGATCCATCCGCCCCGCCGCCGACCAAATGCAAAACCAGCGGCGGTCGCCACTGCCGATCGAGATCGGGACCGGATCGTTTGTGAACGCCAGCACCATCACGCGGTTCACCATGTCGTAGGGGTGCAGGCCCTTGCGGTTGATCGGCAGCGTCTCCGGCGGGGCGGCGATGATGGGCTTCAGCTTGTTGGCGAGCGCGCGGCGTTGCGACGCCTCTGGCTCCTTCAACTCGTTCAGGATCAGGATTTCCGATTCCAACGAGTAACCCCACTGCGAATTGAGCCCGTCGTTGTCCACCAGACCCCGGTTCTTGAGACCTGGCCCGCACACGGACCAGATGAATGGAGCCCACATCGTATCCTTACCGGAGCCCTCGTCGCCGCCGTGCAGGATCGCGTGGTTGACCTTGACGCGCGGGTTCTGAAGTTTGAACGCCATCACGTCGAGGCAGTGGTTCAACTCGGCCTCCTCCGGCACCAGCACCCGGCAATGGTCCAGCCACCGGGACACGTCGCCAGCGGCCACGCTGGTCAGGTCAGGCCGGGCGTCGCGCCAGCGGTTGCCGTACACGTCGCCATCGCGCGACACCAGCACCCCGTCACCCGCAGCGTAGGTGATGCCGCGCAGCAGGCGGGCGTTGGCGGCGCTGCGGTTTTCGTCGTAGCAGACGCTGGCCTCGATGCGGCGGGCGCTCTTGCCGGTGACATGGATGGATTTGCAGTTGACGTGACGGAAGATGGCGTTGAAACTACCGCGGCTGATCTCGGTGCGCGCGTCCATGTCGAAGTAGGCGTCGTCTTCGATGATGTAGGCGAACCGCTCGTACCAGCTCGCCTTGTCAACGCGCCCGACCTCCTTGCGCTCGACTTCGGCGATGACCTTGGCGGCCTCGTCGGGGAACGCCTCGGTGGGCGCAATTTTTGATAACGCCTCTTGCATCCGTTCAGCCAACAATTCGTCGCGCAGACCTGGCGAAACGCGCGGGCCACCGTTGGCGTGGACCCACGCCAAGAACGCCTGCGTATTGAAACCCTCGCAGTGGCCGTGGTAGCAGCAGAACGAGCGATCCAGCGGCTTGTAGCGGGCTCCAGTCTGGCCGTCCGTATGCTCGGCGTGGTTGGGGCACACGATGCCCATCCAACCCTCTGGGTTGACGTGCGACAGCACCAGACCCTTGTCGTTGAGCCACTCCAGCACGGTATCCTTGCCGGTGTCGCGCAGCTTGAGCCCTAAATGAGAAACGGTAGCGGCTTCCCCCGGCGTAACACCCAACGCCTCGCAGATCTGCGGCAGCGTGTACTCGCGATCAGAGTGAAATTCAACCAAACGCGAACGAAAGAGATTGCGACCGGGTTTCAGGTTAACTGATCCGGGAATACGAAAGTTTCGCACGGCGTTAACCGCGCCAGGGTCCGTGTAGCCCGCCTCGGCGATGGCAGTGATGGCCGCGCTGAACTCGCCCTTGGATGGTTGCTCGCTGAAACCGTAGCCCCACTGGAACGAACCCTCGCTGGTCTCCATGATCCATGTCGGGGGCAGGGGCGGCGTCTTGGACTTGGTGCCGATGTCGTCCAGCATCATGCACAGGACGTAGTCACAGTTCGCGGCGCTGGCGCTGGGCTTGCCGTCAAGGAAGCGTGACGCCATAAACGAGCCGGTGTTGAGATACCACGCCTCGCCTTCCTTGCGCGGCTTGGTGGGCATGTACGCGGGCCAGGTGTACTTCAGCGAACCATCAAGGAACGTCTGGTGCACACCGTCGCGCATGACGGGCTTCTGGCGCACCAGCAGCGCCGTCTCGCCTGCCGGGGCCAGCCCCGTGATGTAGTCGTAGAATTGTTGTTCTTGCATGTCCTACCCCTTCCCATAGCGTGTCATCGTCGTCGTCTCGATCCCCAGTGGCAGACCTGCGGCCCATGCGGGCGGCGTACACATCGCGCGCTGCATGGCCTCCTCGGCTGCCACAGGATCTGCGGTCTCCAACACGATCTCGTCATGCACATGCAGCACGGGTTCAAAACCCCAGTCGTCTAACGTCCGCAGCGCATGGCGCAAGATGTCGTTGGCCGTCGCCTGTGTGACGTTCTCGCAGGCCAGACCGCGCCACAGGCGAGCGCGGGGCCACTCCGTGGCGTCTGCGGCGGGCTTCCATGCCGCCTTGGCGTAGGTGACGCCGTCTTCCTCCAGTCTGGCGTAGGGATAACAAAGGACGCGCCCAGACGGCAGAGCGTACCAGAGGTGAACGCCGTCAAACAAGTAAGTTATGCGCCCGGCGGTAAACTCTTTCCCCTTGTGCCGCATGGCGGCGGTGTAGCACCGCTCCAGACCTTCCCAGAACGGCATGGCCCATGGGTTGGCCCGACGCCACCCATCCACCATGCGCTTGGCCTCAGGCTCGGGCAGCAACAGGCCGTAGATGCGGCCCATCGCAGCGAACGCGCCCACGCCACCGGCGAAGCCGCAGGCAAGTTCCTGCACCTTGCCGACCTGGCGCTGGTCGCCCGTCACGTCAGCGACAGGAACGTGAAAGGTAGCGGATGCGTTGACCTTGTAGACATCCTCACCACTGCGGAACAGGTCCAGCTTGGCGTCGCCCCGGCCAGACAGCCACGGGTTGACGCGCGCCTCGATGGACGACCAGTCGGCGACGACGAGCATGTTGCCGTCCTCGGCCAGCAGCGCCGGGCGCAGCATCTGCTTCAGCACGTCAGTGACGCGCTTGCCGTACTGCGGGACGATCTCGCCCCCCTGCACCATCGCAGCGCGAACTAATTCAGGTTCTTTCGCGCACTTGCGGGGGAAGTTGTGGACTTGCAGTCCAAAGCTCGAAGCACGGCCCGTTGCTGAACCCCCAGAAAAGACAAACGCCCCACGCACTCGTCCATCATCTCGATCAGCGAGATTAGCGGCGCGTTGGAACTTCGCG